CTCTATTCAGTTGAGCTCTAAGTTAGGTAAGAGAGACACATTCGAAACATACGACGACATGAAGGACTCTGGTATGATGGTTCTCAACACCAAACGATTAGCTACTAATGAAAAGTTTGAAGGCTATTATATTGGTATTGCTGACAACACCAATCTAAACCCAGCAACAGACTTCGATGCTCATAGAAAGATTAAAACGATCAATAAAAATACAGGATCTGTTGCTACTCCAGATGAGTACGTTACAATGCCGGCCGATAGAACAACATTTGACATGACAGCGGAAGCTGAAGGTGTTCAAGGTTCTGTTAGTGAGGTTGTTGAGAATATCCCAACATTTGATATTAATAAAGCTGAGTTTGACGATACATTGATCCTATCAGTATTTAAAGTACGTCAATCTACCTTAGAACCAGATACAACAAAGCTTGACTATGTTCTATCTGAAGGTACAATTGGTTCATTGAACTTCTACAGAGAGCAGTTCCCTGTAGGTGGCGGTACACCAACATCATTCTATATAGAGAGTGAGACAGCCGCTAGTGCGTTCCTTAAAATTCACGTTAATAAAGCCATCTCGAAAGATGGTGGTTCATGGGTCGATGATAATAATAACCCTGAAAGAATTGTTAGAGTTTTAAGCGAGAAGGCGCATGACAATGACGAGAGATACCTTAATGCAGCTGAGAAGACAGAACACCAGTTATTCGTTAAGCATCTAAAAGCTAAACTTGACGATAGTGTAGATGAAGCCGATAATCTCTATATTCACGGTTCATTTAAAGAAGCTGTTGCTGAATCACCTAAACCTGGATCAATTCCTGGTAAGTTAAACAGAGTATTCGAACTAGCAGACAACTTCGACTTATATCCGATTGATCTTACGTTAGAAGCCGGTCTAGGAACAATATTTGTTGGTTCTAGTGCAGGTCAAGGTTCGTTTGACGATGAATGTCCTTTAGTTGCCCCAGCGGATGGTGGTAAATATGAAGGATTTGATATTAGCGAATTACATGTATCTAAGACAATTGATAGTCCAGGTAATGTTCTATCATATTACAGAAACGTTCAGAATACATTTGTTAACTTCTCACAATTTAAGAGAAAAGACAACTTGTTCATCTCTGATCCATTACGTTATATCTTCGTCCAAGGTGAGAACCAAAAGACATTGAGTGATACTAATAGAGATCATACAAAGAACTTCTCACAGCACATTTATTGGCCGTTGAGACACTTATATTCAACAATTAACACCAGTTATGCTACAACATACGGTACATGGGCTAAAACCTATGACACTACACTCAATAAGAATGTTTGGGTACCGTTTAGTGGATATGCTGCTAAGTTAATGGCAGATACTGACAGTAACTTCCAACCATGGTTTGCTCCAGCTGGATTTACTAGAGGTTTAGTATCAGGTGCGGTTGATATTGGAATATATCCTAAGCAGAAACAACGCGATCAACTGTATAAGATCGGAATTAACCCAGTAGCGTTCTTCCCGAATGATGGATTTGCAGTATTCGGTCAGAAAACACTACAGGCTAAGCCGAGTGCATTTGATAGAATTAACGTTAGACGTCTATTCTTGTACCTTGAGAAGGCTGTTAGAAATACAATCAAGTACTTCGTATTTGAACCTAACACGCTATTCACAAGAACGCAAGTTGTCAACGTACTGACGCCTATATTTGAGTTAGCGAAGCAAACGGAAGGTTTATATGACTATCTTATCGTTTGTGACGACAGAAATAATAATGCTGATGTTATTGACAGGAACGAATTAGTGGTAGATATCTACTTAAAACCGGTGCGAGCCGCGGAATTCGTATTAGTTAATTTCTATGCAACAAGAACCGGTCAAGACTTCAGCGAATTAGTAGGTTAAGACTAAATATTTAAAATATCATGGCAAATATAACAGGAATTACAGACTTCTATAGAGTAGCGACTGAAAGAGACTTTTCACGTGACTTTCAGTTCAGAGTTTTAAACATCGGTGCTGGGGATCTCAGTAGCGTAAGTATCGGTCCCGACGATCTAGTATACGCTCAGGGCGGTGCAATGCCGGGGAGACAGATAGCCAATCAAGACGTAGCGTTCATGGGCCTTAACTTTAAGGTACCTGGTGCTGCTCAATATGGTGGTGAGTATGCTATTACGTTCTATAGTGACCGAGAAGATAAATTACGCCAGTTGTTCCTAGAATGGTCCCATGATGTCTTTGATGATGCATCAAGTACAGGTATGTACATGACACCTGGTATGTCATCACAGATTGATTTAGTACAATTAGATACACAACTATCCGATGTAGCGAAATATTCATTGCATGGTTGTTATCCTACATCCGTTGGTGATATTACATATAATATTCAAGGAACAGGTGCTCCTGTTACATTTGATGTTACATTAGCATATCATTTCTGGAGAAAAACCGGAC